ATCTTCTAAAAGAGGTTTAAATAATATTTGCAAGACTCTTTCTGGTAGAGTATAGTAGTTAAATGATAGCTAGAAGAAATCTAATAAAAATTTTAGGATTGCTAATTCCTGTAAATATTTTCGGTTTGGAAGCTTTGGCAAGTCAGCCAGAATATACCCAAAGCGAATATGATAAACTATATCTTAAGTGGAAACGAATTATAGATTATTCTGACAATACTTGTAAACCTATCATTGATAATCTCTCAAAGTTTAGATGCATGAAGGATATGCAAAGTATAGAGTCTGCTGTTCTCCAAGGACCACCCCACACTTCTCAACGTCTACTAAAGGAATTAATTCCTATGATTCGTAGGAAATATTCTAAAGATTTGTCAGAGCCTTTGAATGATATGAATATAGTTGTAACAGATCAAGGAATTAGAATATCTGTTATTGAAGATCATACACCTATATACATATCCATGACAACTATTGGATTGTCGTCCACAATAGACTATTATGATGATATTTGTCATGTTGTAAAATTTGACTTTACAGATGTGGACGGAGTTCCCATTTTCACAGATTGCAGTTCTATATATGATTTCATGACTATAAATTTTTTAGGAGGATTGGGAGTAATCTTCAATGATATGATAAAAGAATACAGGAAAAAATATACAGGGTTGTTGTAATATAGTGTTCATTTACCTTTCTGGTAAATAACTATATGAACGAATTTCCAGTAGCAAAAGATTCCTATATAGCATTTGACGGTTTATCTATTAAAGAAAAGATAAAAGAGCGTCTCAACCAAACAAGACTATTCACAGACCAAAATTATGAAGGTTCTAACATAGCTGGAATCAACGATTCTATTGCAATGAGTTTTTCATTGCTCATGTACTATCTTAACCAAAGTAGTGTTAATGGGCAATTTAGTGAGACTACTGTTTATGAGAATATGAACAGGATAGTTAAGGAACTTGACTATAAACCTGTTGGGCATCAGACTGCAAGTGTAAGCTTTACCATGACTGGTAATAATTTAGGTGCAGGAATTTATACTATTCCTAGATACTCTAATTTAAGCATTGGTGGTGTTATATACAGTTTTTCCAAAGATGTTTCATTTACAAAAACAATAGACAATACTCCAGAAGCTATAAAAGGAATAGATTCTGATACAGTTTTACATCAGGGAACTTTTGTAGAAATGCCTCTTTACACACCATCAGGAAATGCTAATGAAATAATATACATCACAGCATCAGACAATTCTATAGTAGATAATTTCAATATTGATGTTTATGTTCAAACTGATGGTGTTTGGAAAGAGTGGAGTAAAACACAAAGTTTATATATTAACAACTCAAGTGATGAGGTATTTGAAGTAAGATTCAACGAAAATAAAAGATATGAGATTAAATTTGGTGATGATATTAATGGTAAGAGACTACAAAATACTGACAGGGTTCTAATCTACTATCTTTTGTCAAATGGTGTGGATGGAGAGATAGGTGTGTCTGCATTACAAAATAAAAAAATTGCTCCTTCAGTCTCGTTCAATCTTCAAACTATACTAGACTCTAGTAATAGCATTTATATGAGTCAGAGTCAATTGTTAGAATTGTCTCTAAATAACAAATTCCCAAGCACCTATTACTCTACTCCTGAGAGTATAGAGTCTATTAGAAAGAATGCTCCTGGTGTTTTTCGTTCACAATTTAGTATAACTACAAAAAAATCATATGAAACTTTTGTAAAAAGTAATTTCTCCTATATTATTCATGATTCGGTGGTTATGAATAATTCCGAATATTTAGATTCTTATATAAAATACTTTTATGAGTTGGGTTTAACAAAGCCACAGAATGAAAGTAGAGCACTTTTCAATCAAGTTAACTATGCAGATGCATGTAATTTTAACAATGTTTATATTTTCTGTGTTCCGAAGTCTGTCAAATCTTCACTAGCATATCTAACTCCTTCCCAAAAAACTCTAATCATCAATTCTATTTCTGATGAACAAGTGCTCACATCAGAAACAGTATTAGCAGACCCTGTGTATATAGCATTTGATCTGTGTCTTAAAGAAACAAACTCAGTGTCCAAGGAAACTATCCAAGATTCAGAATTGCTTGTAGTCAAGACCCAAACCAACAGAAGAAGTGATTCTAGTATAAAAAACGATATTCAAAATGTTATAGGTGATTTCTTTAGTGTAGAAAATAATACTTTAGGACAATCTGTGAACATTCAACAATTGAACACATCTATTCTAAACATAGAAGGAGTGTCACAGATATACACAAGAAATAAATCTACAAGAAATTCTGTGGAGGGTATTAAGATGTTGTATTGGAATCCTGTTTATTTTGATTTAACAGCAACAGAGGCACAGTCTCTAACAAATCTATATAATTTCCAATATCCATTTTTAAACAATAAGATATTTGTTGATAGAATAACATTGCAGTAAATATTTAAATGTCATCTATCACACTGAGCAAGCTTTCCAAACCGGAAACTCTATCAAATAAAAACGATTCAACACCAATCTCATTCTTAGAATGGAGGTCAAGAAATGTGGCTATTTCGTTTTCAGAGGAAGAGTCTCAGTATGCAAATTATGTAAAAAATTTCTATGATTCTAAAGATCAGAAAACTGTTAGTGCTAATGAAAAACTCAAAAAGGATTATTTAGATTTGATTCAAAGGCTTAGAATTATTTTTGAAAATGATTCTGAGTTTGAGAGATATAGTAATATTGATGTGTCTTCTGATACTGATTTATCAATAGCTATTCCTACATATGCAAGAAAATTAAAAGATATTGCATTATTCTATTCTAGAAAAAGAGGAGAAATAAAGAATAAGAAAATAGAATATAACATGGCAGGTTCATTCAATGGAGTGTCCAAGCTGTTATACTCAAACATACTATCAAAATTCACAAAACTAGATAGTATCAATTTTTCTGATGAGAATCCTCTTATCACTCAAAGCCCAACATTTAGTTCTATAAAAGATAATTTTTCTATAGAGGTAGAGGAGTTGTATGATACAAATGACTATTTTGAAGATATTGAAAATATAAATCCTTTCTCTTGCATATTCAATGATCTGTGCTTTAGCACTTTTTCAACACCACTCTCTGCAAAGGCAGACCCTATAGAAAATAGTTATGTATGTGATCCGTTCAACGAAACTGTTGATGAGTTGTTACAAAAGGCATACGAAAAATACCTTTCAACTGATGTAAGCTACATATCTGGTGGATACTATGTTGAGGATTTGAAAAAGGTGACTCTGCCTTTTGAACAAGGTAACAATTTCTTGTACTGGTTTGGAGGTAGAACAGTGTTTGACATTCCAGAAGGTTTGTACAAGGATGTTGCTATTAACGATATTAATTGGACCAATGCCACAGGAGGAAGTGCATTCAATATATCAGATTTGATTTTTTTGACTATAGGAAATGCTCAAACACAAGGAGCATGGTTACAAGATTCAAAAACAACAACTGTTGATGCAACCATGTCTGCTGTGATGACAGATGGCAAAATATTCAAGTTTCCATATCCGTATTATGGTCTTTCTAGTGTTGGTGGTTTTTGGAGCGGTCCTGGAATTGATGATACTAAAATTGCTAGCAGAAAATTTTTCCCTACAGAGGAAGACTTTACAAATTCCCAAAACGTAATCAACAAACTTTATTGGAATACATTTTCCAGCATAAGTGTTGTAGAATCAAAATTTCTACAAGAAACTAATTTAAAAAAATACGGATTTGCCAGCAACAAATATGTTAATGCTGACAAAATATTCGTTAGCACTGATAATGCAGAGAAAATTGTATACACAGGAGATTTAGATTCTGCATGGTTATACGATTTTAATCAAACACAGTTACCAATAATTCCAGGGGAAAATTTCATATACTTTCCACTTCAAACATACAGTTCATCTGATGAATTATTTTTTAATTATGACTCTGGGCAGAGTGTGGTGCTATCTTCTGTTAGTGTTCCTGATAGTTTCGCAGGTGCTGTTGCATCAACAGATTTAAATAAGGCTGATTGGATAGTAAAAAACCAAACAGTGTGTGGACCTGAAATAGAAGTTGCATGGCTTAAATCTGTTCCTTTGGAGGATTACACTAGTTTTGATAGGGGTAGTTGTGACTGTGACTCTGGCCAAACTACATACTATACAGATTGGTTTTTTGTTAGTGGAGCAGCCCAACCATCCTTGGCATTTAAATGTGATTCTAATAACTATGTAAGATTTGTTTGGACAGGAGAAACCACAAACATAAACGATTTAAAGGCATTCACAGGATTTGAACATGATAGCTCTTGCCCTTATAAAAACTTAGATCATTCTAAATCTATCTTGGACAGAAATTTCCTAAATTCAAATAATAAAAATATATTTGAGAAATGGAAAAAATGTACTTGCCAAGCTGTTCAATATTCACCATTTGGTCACAATCAGTCTGCAATGGAGCATTTTAAGATAACTCCAGATTTTATAGTTAAAGATACAGGATATCCTAACAGCTTCAATAAAAAGGTGTGGATTGGTTCTGATGGATTACCATATTCTCAGAGTAAAGACTGTGCAAGATTTTTCCCAAATCTTATAGAAAAAGATGTAGGATGGGGAAAGGGTGTTTGGAAAAACCAAAAGTCAGAAGATTTTGTATTAGAAAAGGGACAATCATACATCTATTATAGAGCAGACACAACAGACTGTGCATACGATTCTCCTTACATAGTGGTGAATCAAAAATACTTTGATGGAACAGTTGCTAATGCACAGTGTGTCAAAAATTCATATATTCCTAAATGGTATAAAGCTGTGTTGAACAGTGAAGGAGTTTGGGTAGATGGTGGAGTTGAGAGTGATATGATTCTTGAATTCGGTTCATTTTTAAAGTATATTCATAGAGAAAAAATTCAAGAATCTAGAAAGCGTTTCTTATATAATGGAAATGAGGTGACTAGTATTAGTGGTGAATATATAACATTCAGACAAGCTGATTCAAAAATATCATTCAAACAATTTAACACAGACACTCCATC